CAGAGGGTGGGATCGCGGATATGAGTACGGCAAAGGTATTGGGAGGTCGGAAATGTTGAAGGAATTGAAAAAGAAGAAAGAAGGAGCGCAGGAATGATATTGAAAGTTGCATTGCTTATATTCATGCTTCTGCACGTAATAACATTCACGATTTTGATACACACTATCTTTGAAATACGGGAGCAGGTGTATACAATGCGGAACGAGTACAAGGATATGCTGAAGTCTGAAATCAAAACAACAAGAGTGTGCTTCGACAAATGGGGCGAATGTGTGAATGCGCTTACCGAAGCAGTGCAGTTGCTTGACGATGTGATGAGAAGCGAGGAAGGAACGCAGGAATGAAAATTAGAGTGGTTGAAACTACGATTGAAGCTGACGCAAGGGAACTGAGAGAAAGCAACACTTTAGCAGGCAACTTTGCGAACATGTTGTCACGGTGTTTCCAGAACAAAGAGCCGTTTGACGATGACGATCAGCAGGACGATGAGGAAGGTGAACAGGGATGATCAAGAACATCACACAAGAGGATTTCGGCACGCTTGCTATCTGTGCCATCCGATACTGCCAAGGACGGCAGAGATACATGCCTGACCTTGTGCGTGGCATCGTAGCACCGCATCTGCCTGACCTGTCAGATAAGGACTTGCGAGTTATGTTGTATGACTGCGATTATCAGGAGCGCATGAACCTGTACGGAGATGAACACATAGACAAACCGGGATGGATACGTTGGAAAGAGCTGCTGAACGCAGAGAAACGCAGGAGGAAAGGGGCAAAGTAATGGTATCCATAACATGTCCGTGCGATGAGTGCAGATACAATGGCCGAGGGCACAAATGCACCGCCAAATCTCTTAATATGAAATATCGAAACATGGCAACGCTGCATGAAGGCAGGATGGATATGTGGATATGCGACAAATACGAACTATCGGAAAGCGCAAAACAGGTAATTCAGTTTTTCGAGGATCATCCGCAATGGAGATGAGAAGGGGATGCACATGCCAAAGGTGAAAATCTGGATATATGACGATCAGGGCGGGGTATTTCCGCTTGACGCAGAAGCTAAACGTGAAAGTGAGTATATCGTATTCGAAAACCGGACAATCAAGATTAAGGTGCTGGCAGAGGCTATTCTGATGGTGATGAGCGATGAAGGCCATGGTTGAATATATGGTATCAGACAAGAAATCCGGTTTCCGCCGGACGCTTAGACTTAGGAGAAAAATGAGAATGAAAATCAAAATCAAGTACCTTGCAGACATATTTCCAATCGAGATCCTGCCGGATGGAGACTGGATAGATCTTCGATGCGCAAGAGATACGTGGGTCGAACCTGGAGAATACGTCCAGATACCGCTTGGAGTGGCCATGGAGCTGCCGGAAGGGTATGAAGCGCATGTAATACCGAGATCGTCCACGTTCCGCAAATATAAGATACTTCTGGCGAACAGCTACGGCCTGATTGATCATACGTACTGCGGAGACAACGACGAGTGGAGATTTCCCGCATACGCTACGGATGAAGTGAAAATTCCGAAGAACGAGCGCATCTGTCAGTTCCGCATAGTGCCTGTCCAGCCGAAGATTGAATTTGAGACTGTGGAAAGCCTTGGCAATCCAGACAGGGGCGGTATCGGCAGCACCGGCCGCATCTAGGGAAGAGAAGAACTGTTAGTATTATAAGAACGCTTGGGAGTATCCAAATGACAGAAAAAAACAAATCAAACGGGGATCAGCCTAAAAGCGTCCCCGTCAATTCATCACCACAGGAAACACCTGCATCATCAGACGAATTTGAAATTGATTTTCCAGACCTTACTCCCGATGACTTCGAGAGTGATGAGTGGATAGGAAAGATATATGATGACCCGCGCAGACTGCCGTTATCGGTCAAGGAGATATGCTTTCATGCCCTTGACGCACGCGGCAGACCAACAGGCGTGATCGATAACCGGATATATGAGTATCTGACACATACGCAGCATATATTCGTCTGCGGACTTATTCCATACGTCTATGTGGATGGCTATTATCACATGGACCTGAACGGCACAATCCTGAAAACGCTTATCAAGGAGTGCATTCTGGAGCAGTTTATTCGCTCAACTACCATTGACAGAATATACAAACTGTTCCTGCAAGACCGCAATCTCATTAAGTTCCAAGATGAGTTAAATTTGCATACCGGTCAATACATCAACTTCAAAAATGGCATGTATAACGTAATATCGCGCAAGATATACAGACATACACCAAGTATATACTCAGTCAATCAGATACCGTGGGAATACGACCCAAACGCAGACCACGGAAGTGGAACTGAAATTGAGAAATTTCTGCACAAGTCCATACCTAATGAAGCTGACAGGGAGATGCTTCTGGAGTACGCCGGCCTTTGCTGCAGCATCGACGTGCATCAGCAGAAGATGCTTGTTATCTGCGGTGATGGCGGAACCGGCAAGAGTACGGTGATCAATCTCATTCAGGATATGGTGGGCAAGCGCAACGTATCCAACGTGGCCATGAGTAAGCTGTCCGATAACTTCCAGGCAATCAGAATGATGGGCAAGCTCCTTAACTCCTGCGCAGACTTGGAGATTGACGCCCTAGATGACGTGACCATGATCAAGAAACTCATAGGCGAGGACAGTATCTCGGACTCATACAAGGGGAAGGATATCATAAGCTTCGATAACTATGCGAAATTGCTTTTTTCCACCAACGAGCTGCCGCTTGTCAGAAATGAGAAAACCGAAGGCTTCTACCGGCGATTGCTTATTCTGACAATGAATGAGAAGCCGGAACAGAGGGATGCGAAGCTCCGCGACAAGCTGAAAAAGGAAATGCCTTATTTCATCCATATCGCCATGGAAGCTCTGCGCAGGATGTATAAGCGCGGATCTATTCTGGAGTCGGAAAGCTCAAAGGAAAGAGTAAAACAGTTGCGTTCAGACAGCGATACCATTGAAGCGTTCATGGGTGAGTGTTGCGCAAAAGCGAAGGATCCAGATGAGAAAATTGAACGCGCGGAACTCTACAAGAAGTATTCCGAGTTCTGCAACGAGTACGGCAGACAGGCCCATCAGAAGACAGGCTTCTTCAAGGCGCTGCGGAACAAAGGCTTCACAGACTTCAAGACGCATGGGGTATGGTATTTCAAGGGCATCGCGATCAAAGAGGAAGGAGTGGACGAGGATGGTTTTATGGAAGTGCCTGAAGGAGATCCGGATATTCCATTCCCGAATTGAGATTTTCCAACGCACTACGCTGACCGGATTCCAAATTTGAGATTTTCAGACGGATGCAGGACAGAGTTTGAATTTGAGATTTTCCAACGCATCGCACTGACGGGAATTGAATTTGAGATTTCCAAACGAGTACAAGACCAAGCCGAAAACTGAAATCACGGAACAAAAACCGGATATAGAATTTGAAATTTCGGAACAAAAACGACCAAACCAAAACCGAATTTGAGATTTGCCAACACAGACAAAACTGAAATTGAATTTGAGATTTGCCAAGCAAAAGTAGAATTGAGATTTTCCAAACAAGAAACAAAACCAGAACTGAAATTGAGATTTCCAAAAACAAACCAAAAAATTGAAATTTCCAAATCAAACCCCAGACAGGTAGGTGAGCCAAAGAATGAACGAAGTAGAAATGAAATATAGATATGTCCTTCCGCCAGAATGGCTGAAGAATTTGATATTTGAGAAATTACCAGAGAACCTGCCTGTCATCTATAAGACTGACTTCTGGAAAACCTATGTCGATGAGTGCAAGCGGCTGGACAAGAAGCCATATGCCAAAACCTACATCTATCAGATAATGGATGCATACGGCTATACAAGCCATGTGAAGAACGGCAGACCGTGCTTCTGGATGCCAGGGACTAAGGATGGCCGGACTTCGGATTGAGTTTTTCCAATCGCTCAAAACATAGAAACGAAAAGACCAAACCACACAAAATGTGAGTTTTAAGCCGTAAATTTGAGATTTTTCTGCAAATATGCAGAGCAAAATGCTGAAATTGAATTTTTCACGTGCGGTACACGCGGCATATCGCGCGCGCGGGTGCACCAGAAAATTTGAGATTTCCGGACAGGGATGACAGCCGGAGCTGGATTTGAGAGCGCCAGATTTATCCTTGAATTTTCACTTTCAAAATTGAGATTTTCGAATTGACGATTCTGACCAGATCCAAATTTGAGATTTTCGAATTGAAGCTGCCTAACTCAAAACTTAACTACATTAAATTGAATTGAGATTTGAAATTGAGATTTTTCAACGAAACATCAGAACCGAAACAAAATTTGAGATTTTCCAACGAACATTAAAATCCGAAGTAAAAATTGAGATTTTCCAACGAAACTAAATCACGATTCCAAATTTGAGATTTTTCAACGAAAGGATCCCGCCAAATGAAAGTTGATATTCTGAATTATGCCGACCAGTGGCAGGCCGTCAAAGACGCCGCTATGAATACAATCGGAATTGAAAATGGTAAATATCCGTCAGCCAAATGGAAACGAAAAATTCTGCTTGCAGAACACAGCCCCATCAGGCTGATTGAGCTGACTGTGAGAATTACAGATATCCCATATTGGGTTTCTGTCCACTTCACCCGCCACAAAATCGGAATTGAGCATTTCGTATCCACTCAGAGGACTGACCGCACCAGAGAAAACCGGAATGAGAAATTGCAGTCTGCACCAGTTGATTATACGTTCCGAGCCAACGCCCAGGCGCTTATTTCCATCAGCAGGAAGCGCCTATGCGCGCAAGCTGCACCAGAAACGCGCCGAGTCTGGAGGGCCGTCATTGACGCCATCCGAGAAGTCGAGCCGGAAATAGCTTCTGTTTGCGTTCCAGAATGCGTCTACCGCGGCCGCTGTTTTGAAATGAAGTGCTGCGGCTACTATCCGAGTGAAAAATGGCTGCATGATCTGGTTGAGTACCGGACCGGCGAGAAGTACGCGCCGGCAGAAGATACGGACGCGCCCGCGCGCGTATAGGTGCACCAACTTTTCCGGCTGGTGACGATCTGACCAAAATTGACAGCCTGAAAAAATGCACTCACTTTTATCTACTCATATCTCATCATATTCCCGACTTTTTCAATTTTCCAAAACCGGCAGCCTGTCACGGGTGGCCGGTTGCTTTTTGTGGCTGGTATGCAGTCAAGGTATCCGACGCGGGCCGACGGCGTAACCACTGACAGCCAAAACGCCAACGCCGGGCGAGTAACCACTGACAACGCAGGAACGGCGGCCGAGTGTGTAACCACTGACAGCCCGAAAAGATCCCAGGCGGGCCGGATCTGGTAACAATCCAAAAGCAGTCCAGGCGGGCCGGATGACTTCCAACAGTCTAGGACGCTGCCGGATATGCTGACAGGATCCCACCAGAACAGCCAACGCCGCAAACGCTGACAGGATCCCACCAGGCGCAGAAGATCCCACGCGCGGACATAATCCGAGCAGGGAACGCCGGAACCGGTCCAAGATCCTACCAGAGACAGCCAACGCCCAAGGAACGCCGGACGCAATCCGAGAAGGACCCTGAACAGGGAACGCCGGAGGCCGTGACCATCTGACAGAAGGACCAGCCGCGAAACGCTGCCGGACGTGCTGACAGAAGGACCAGCAGACGCCGCGACGCTTCCAATATATAGAAGGATCCCCGCCGGAAGTCTTCCATATATGAAGTGATACAACGCGCCCCAGGTACAGAAGCCGCAGCCGATCAGACGCGCGGACCGATACCACGCGGAGCCGATCAGATGACAGCCCGCGCACGGCGGACCAGGTGCAGCCGATCAGAAGACCAGACCAGCCGCGCCCGCATTCTATTATATAGAAGTTAATCTTTTTCCTTTATCAGTTCCCACGGACTAACGCCGAGCGCATCAGCGATTAAAAGCCCCCTATATAAAGTCGGTTCCTTTTTCCGCGCCCCCCTGTATTCATTTATGGTGGCAGCCTTTATTCCTGTTTTTGCTGATAGTTCCGCAGTCGTTACGCCTTTTTCTTTCATAATCGCGGAAAGCTCGAATGAATATTCTTTCATATTCTCACCCCCTTTATATATAGACATTCTTTCATAGTCAGCATATCACGCGCAACCGGTACAAGTCTATGGACATATTGAACAACTGAAAAGTGCGTTCATAGACATATTGCACAACACGGAATAATACTATAGACATATTGCACTAGAAAACATATGTCTAAAGACATATCCTTTATATATACGTCAATAGACATATTACACCAAAAGACGTATATTATATACAACAAATCAAACAGCAAACCCCGAACAGCTACAGCCCACCGGCGACAAGCAACGCCGGCGGACCGGATAGAGGGAGAGAAAGAAAGAGGAAAAAACATGAAGTTTTATAAAGTCAGTTTTCAGTATTCCGAAACAGTTTTTTGTTCAAATATTGCGGAAGCCGCAAACGCCGCCGACGTAGAAAAGCATTACAGCAAATATACATGGGTAAACATTGAAGAAGCAACCAACAGCGAAGTTGAAGCCGCGAAAAGAAAAGGAATGCCGATTGTAAAAGTTGAGCATATCGAAGAAGACGAGAACACCGAAACAGAAAAGAAAGGAGAAAAAAACATGAAGTATAACAACATAGCAATCCAGATTAAAGCAGAAGCCGCCAACAGCCTTAAAAAGAGAATTGAAGCAATCAAAGCTGGCACGCCGGAACGGGTAATGAAAGACAATCTTACAGCGTACCGCTGGAAACAGTACCAGGACGGCCGGATCACTTTTGAGCAGGCCGCGGAAATCGCAACCAAGAGAGCAACGGAGAAGACAAACAAGGACATTGAAAGAAAGCTTGCAAGACTTGAAGCAGTAGAGCAGGCCGCGGACCTTGAAAGCATTGAAATTTATGTTGAATGGAAAAAAAATAGAACCTGGGGAGCCAACCCGACCGCGACAGTATACGCCGAAACAAGCGCCGGATACATCACCACAACAGGAACGGCGAGCGGTTGCGGATATGACAAAGAATCAGCGGCCATTGCAGAAGCCCTCAACAAAATCCCCGGAATCATAAAATTGCTTTGTATCGCAAAAGAAAAAGCGCTTGAAGCTGGAAAGCAGGCCGGGAACGAGTACAACAGCAGCAACACAGATTTGATTGCATACGGCGCCGGTTATGGAGCCATCCCCTATTTTAAAGGCGGAGTCGGTACCGGTTCCCATATAAGAGTGTTTGAGGCTTGCGGTATTAAATGCGAGCTTGAGAGACACCACAAAAACACAGACTTTTATATGTTTAAGAAGGTAAAACAGGAAGCGCCCGCGCCGGAAAGCGTGACAGCATGACAACAGAGAGGCGGAACAGATTTTACACAAAGGCGCGGCGGGTCCTACCGGCCCGCATAGCCTACAGATTGACTGTCATGATCATTAAATAGGAAGGGGCCGAACATGGATAAGATCAAAATCATTGACATCATCGAAAAGCTGATAAACCAGGAACGCGAGAACAGCAAAAAATATTGTGAAGTCAACCCGAACGACGCAAACCGCCGGCAAATGATTGAATGCTATGTTACCGGCGCATACATTAGAATGCTGCACGAGCTGACAGAGTAAAGGAAGGAGCGCAGGACCATGACGAAGAAAAGCACAACACAGTTTTTAACACACATTATCACAGCCGCCATAGATGCCACACAGGACGCAGAAACAATGTATAAGCGCGGACTATGGACCATAGACGAGAAGGACCGCCAGACAGCCGAAATCATAGAAACCACGGCCAAATTAATACAGGCATTATAAGCCACACAGCCCCGCGCGGAGAACGGACACCGGACCAGGCGCCGCCGATCATCACGGCCGCGGGGAATACTCAAAAACAAATAAACAATCAGAAGGGAGACGGCCAGCCATGAAAAGGGGAGTGTTAAACTACTCGATCACCTGGAAGGAAGACGGCGAAAAGCGGGAAGAGCTTTATTTTACAAAGTTTGAAACAGTCGCCGCATACATCGACATTTTACGAGAATGCAGAACAAAAACCAATATTTCAAGTTTGCGCATCTGGGAAGTATATCGGAACATCAGCAAACCGGCGGAAGACATAACAGGCCGCATAAATAGATTTTTAGCATAAGGAGACAGGAAGCCATGAAAAAAGAAACACTTTTCGCGCGGATCATTGAAGCAGTCAAGGCAACAGGAGCAGAAGCCAGGCAGACCGCAACCGGAGCCGGATTATACCACGACGGAACGCAGCACGGCGAAATTATAGATTTCGTGTTTATAAGCGTCAGCAGATACACGGCCGGCCACTATAACGGCGACGCGGAGCGGATCGCAAAGGAAGCAAGGAAGGCCGCCGGAAGGTTTAGAAGCGTGACAATAAAGGAAGTGCAGCACCAGAGCTATTATATATACCAGGTTTACACCACCCCCGACGCAGAACGCGCGGAAGCGCTGACAGCAAAGGCGGCAATATTCCTTGAAGCGTTCCACCAGGAAGACCACCGGCAAGCCATAGCAGGCGAGCAGCGCGACACGCAGAAGGCCATAAAAGCCGGACAAGACGCCTTGAAGGCGGCAGGCTATACAGAAGAAGCAACAGGACCGGCGGCCGCCTAAAGGCGGCCCACAAAGCCAAACAGGAAGGAAGAAAGACGGCATGAAAGACTTTACTACACCGGCATATATAGCGCCGATCCTTGACGAAATAAGGACGCTATACAAGCCCATCACGGACGAGACAACCCGCGCTTGCCTTAATTGCGTTGTGCTACTTCAGAAGAAGACCAGCCGCGACGCGCTAGCAGTCAGAGAGCCGAGCAAAGGCGCGTTTTACTACAGCGGACCAGCCGCGCGGGATCTGTTCAGACAGTTGGACGAATGGACAGCGGCAGCCGAAACAGAACCGGCAGAACTTGACCAATGGAAGTGGCGCGAGCAGTCCAGGATTATGGAAGCAATCAGAGCCGGATTGATTGAAGAATACAGGAGGCCGAAAAAATGAAATATAAGCCGATCAGCAAGCACGCAATCACGGCCGGCGACATTGTGAAGCTATACCGCAGCGGGTGGAAACACTTTATTCTCAAAGTAGACAGCCACCCAACAAACAGCGGATCATTTACAGGCCACGACGCAACCGGCCGGAAATACTATCATGTATATCTGCATAGAGACGTTGAAAAGGCATGGACACGAGCTTGAAGCAGTAAAAACAAGCCAGGCATGGACACGAGCTTGAATGTATAGAGAAGCCGAACACGAACACAACCAGGAAGGGAGAAGCCAACCAGATGAAGACCACAACCAGAACAATCATAATTGCATTTTGTATCCTGTTTTCGTTCATGGTAGAGGGAACGCAGACAGCCCACGCAGCGACCACCCACAACGCCGCCAGAAGCGCCCACAACGGACGCAAGGCAAGGAAGGCACGGAAGGCCGCCAAACAGGCAGACAAGGCCAACAAAACAGCCGTCAAGGCATACGCCCGCGCGACATACGGCCCCGAGTATAAAGTGGTATTTGTACCCGCTGACAAGCTGACAGAGAGACAGCTTACCACCAGGGCCGGAAAGAAAGTAATATATGCAGAAGTTTACAATGTGAAGACGACCGGCGGCACGTCGGCCACGGTCCGAACTGGAAAATATAAAGGAAACTTTATCAGACTACCGCGACCGGTAAAAGCTGGAAAGAATGCAAAAGTGATCTATGTATACAACCCACACACGAATGCAGACGACGACGTGACAGCGATATGCAGCGGCGGAACCTTGAAAGCATATTGAAGGCAGACAGCCATAAACGACACCAAACCATACCAAACCATATACAGTCCAAGAAGGGAGACAACACACACATGAAGAAGAATTTTATATTCCATTTTGATGAACTTGCAGCCATGGCAAACACCATAACAGAATATGACGAACAGAGCGCGACAGCGTTTATATGCCTGCTGATTGATACCGTAGCAAGGACCAGCGCCCACACCGCGCCGGAAATCGCGAACACAATCGCGGAAGCAGTACAGGGAGTTAATGCAGAGTTAGGAGCATATTAAACCCACATACAGCCCAAACACCCAAACCACACCACACACGGCCCCCACGCGGGGCCGCTTTTTTGCGTCTGAATATAATTCAAGGCAGACACGAACGCCGCGCAGAAGGCCACCAGAACAGCCACAAAGGGCCGCTATTATTGCGCATGGGTAAATATCCAGACAGGGAGACAGACAGCAAACATGCCATGCAGGAACGCAGAGAGAGAACGCCACCAGGAACGCGAGACAGGCCGATTTTTAGTGCATGGGGATAATATGCCACTAGGACATAGAACACCCACAAAGCACGCGCAGAATGACCGCAGACAGGCCACACAACGCCCGCTTTGCTATACGCGGGAGCATTATGTCATCCGGATATATAACGCCCGTATGCAGTCCGAGAAGGCCGCCAGGAACGCCGCCCAACGCGGAAGGCTAGACAGGCCACCAGAGACGCGCAAAAGGGGCCGCAAGTCTTCCATGGGGATTATAACACAAGCCGCACCGCGTGAAGTCTTCCAGGGGATGACAGGCAGGCACAACGCTTGAAGGCTGACAGGGATATGGAGAAGGCCGACCGCGTGAGAAGGGCATGAGAAGCGCATACAATCCGCACAGGATCTGACAAGGATATGGAGACAGGGACCGCGGGCCGGATCTGCCAAGGAAGCACCAACACCGGCCGCGAGTCTTCCAGGATCTGACAGCAGAGAAGGAACGCCGGACGCCGTAACAGAATCTGACAGCCGGTCAGAAGGGGACAAGGCCCGCAACGCTTCCACCCACGGCCAACAGCAGACCAGGCAGAAAGATAAAGCCAATCAGCAACGCAACACGACGACCGGCCAACGATCACACCCACGGCCGAACACTTGACCAGCCGGAACGGGGAGCCGGTCAGAAGAGAACGCACTCGCATTACATGAGCTTCTAGCAGGCTGCCGGTAATACATACACCCCGAACACGGCCGGAAATTTACATACACCCAGACCACAAAAACCGCCCCTAGAAGTAACCGAAAAAAGTTATCCACATTATCAACATAGGCAGACCGCGCTAAAAAGCACCGGAAAAAGTGGGGAAAATGAAATTCAAAAAATGCCCCAAAAGTTCCCCAAAAGTGCACCCGCCGGAAAGCCGCCGCGCTTTAGTGGGGAAAAGTTTGGCAATTTGGGGAAAGTTTGGGGAAACTAACCTACACCCGAAAAACCCCGAAAATAAAGCATTTTTTGCCCGTGGGGAAAGTGGGGAACCTTTTTTCTAGTTATAATAAAAAATAATATAATTTAGCTAAAATACACCCGTATTATAATAATAGCGAAAAAAAATGCCCCAGCTGCCCCAAACGGTAATTTTTGACGTTTTGGCATTGATTGAAAATTCATGATACCATGCCATCACGTAACCGGCGATAAAATTCTAGTGGAGCGAATACCGGCCGGAAGTGTACAGCCGATCAGCAGAAGACAGCAACGACAACCGGAACACTTAACCAGACAGGCAGCACAATGGCCCGCGAAAGTATAACGCGATCAGAGGGAACTCGCGCTTGCACTCCCTGATTGAGTTATTGCGCCGGCCATAAAGCGAACGCGCCCCACATTGCTATCATATACGCCCAGGGCATACACGCGCCCCAGACGTTAGAACGCTAAACGCGGCCACATGAACCCCAGAAGGCACTCACGCACCCCAGGACACGAAGACACCCCAGAAGGCACCCACGCCGCCAAACGCGGCCACGCTTCCAGCCGTCACCGGTTCCGCGCTGACAGTCCTTGACAGGAGCGAACAAAAGGAATATTATTGACTTGTGACCAGTTCAAACACCATATAATATTTTATGTGACTCATCCAAACAAAACAGAATAGAACGGGACACGGGCAACCATAGACATTTTCCGCCGTGCAGGCTTTATAGCTTGCGCGGCTTTTTTGCGTTTCAAAGGAGTGAAGAACATGTCGCGCGGCGGATCACCTAAAGGCGGACACAATAACATATTGACACAGACAACCGCCACGCCGGCGGATATATCAAACCTTACCAGTTTAGCGTTATCAGTATTCATGATAGAAACGCCGGACCTACACGACCCAGAACAAGTGCAGCAGGCGATTATAAACTATTTCCAGACATGCCAAGATCATGGAACAAGGCCGGGCAACCTCGGATTATACGCCGCGCTAGGGCTGTCAAGACAGGACTACCACAACATAGTCACAGGGAAGGTTAAACACAAAGTAAGCCCCGAGTGCATAGACATGATGAAAAAAGCGGCGCGCGCCGTCGGCGTATACCGTGAAGGCCTAGCAATGGAGGGCAAAATTAACCCAGTGACCTATATTTTCATGGGGAAGAATTACGACGGATTGCAGGACCAGACGCAAATAGAAGTAACCGCCCAGACAGGCCCCGCCGCAAGCATGACACCCGAACAGATAGCGCGACAGATAGAAAAAGATATACCCATAGACGCGGATTATAAAGAGTCAGACAATTAGACAGTGCTAACATGTAAAGCAGGCTTTACAAATAGCGGGGATCTATACGCAAAGTTATAGTTTCGCGTATAGATCTACCCCAAAATAGGCTAAAACAGGGCAAAAACAGACGCGCCAGCAGCAGACGCGCGGCAAATTGCGCATGACTTGCATACAATTTAAGTCGGGAACGGGACGAAAAAGCGCGGAACCATGGCGGCAAGCAGTCGCGGACCGGCGCACAAGTAACCGGCAGCAGGGGTCCGGCGGAGCCTTGACCGGCGACAGGTTAACCCCAAAAACATCCCCAAGAGGAAAAAGGCCATGACTACTCCGAATTACGAAGAACTCAAGCGTGAATTTACCTCACCTACCTTCCGCGCGATGATAAAGAATACCCTTGGTACGTCATGCTACAACTGTGGCTCTTCGGAGAGCGTGGAATATCACCACGTTGTGCCTTTGAAACTTGGTGGAACAAACAGGCTTAGCAATATCGTGCCTCTTTGCCATAAATGCCATAAAGCCGCGCATAATGGTCAGCACATTACTCATTACGCGGATTACTCCAATGCGACCGGAAGGCCACCGAAGGTTCCGGATGAAGAGGCTTTCAAAGCGTATGACCTGTTGGTTGATGGGCAGATCGGAAATAAGAAGCTCAAACAGATGCTCAACCTTAGAAACAGTACGCATCCGAACGCGACGGCGCAGTACAAGCGTTACTTGGCGGCTCGTGGGATAAAGAGCATTCGTAGTAACTTCGACGTTGGACTTACACTTTCGTGCGAGACATTCGTTGACGGAAGGGTGATTGGGTATGTCGTGTATGAGAGCGGCGAGAAGAAGGATATCATCTTCCACGACACTGGACTGAACGATGACGTTGAATACGAGTTCTGTTATGTGCATGGCGGTTGCGGAAAAGAGAAGTGCACCTGGGGCGAATGGAAAGACCGCATACATGGAAGGGCAGAAGAGTTTTCCGAGCTTTCCAAGCAATTCTTCGAAGAAACGCGCGCTGACGATGCGGATATCGTTGCTGAATGCGACTGCCCATTGTCCGAACCTTGTCCAGAAGAGTCTGCCGACACTGCCGGTGCTTCCATCGAGCAGGAAGAGCCTGATATCACTGCCGATACTGCTGATTGCCAAGAAGAGTCTGAGCCTGTGTGGCCGACCTTGTCTGAGCAGGAAGAGCGGCTGTTTGAAGGAGTCGAAGAAACGGAGAGTGCTGAAGATACTGCGTCTTCGGAATGCGCGGAATGCGAAGATCATGCAAAGAGCGAGAGTTCTACGGAAACCGTCGAACCGGAAGCGCATACAGAACCCACGAAGCCTGTCGAGCCTATACGCAATACGGTTATAACCGAAGAAGAAAGGGAGCGAGATGCTATCTGGTGGCGCGAATACCGGAAGAAGCTGTTGAGAGTGGTCTGAGTGTTTGCCTTTCTGAAAATTTCCCGAAAAAACAAAAAGGGGCATTTACGTTTCCTGAAATTCTCCGAAGTCTAAAAAGGCTTTGATAGGTGTTCGATATGTTAAGTGTGATCAAGATACTAGCCATAATACTCAGCCTAACCTTTACGGTCATCCTCGCAGGTGTATATGTATGTTAAGTGTAATCAAAACCCTAGCCATAATTATGAGTCTAACATTTACGGTAATCCTCGCATGGTTCGCATCCGGTCAGAGCTGGGCGAAACCCGAAGACAGGCCGTCTCTGATTGGGTTTTCCCTGATGGCCATAGCGTATACGTTGGACATGGCTTTGATTGCCATTTACGTATGACTGCTCTGATTGGGTTCTCCTTGATGGCGGCTGCGTATGTGTTAGACATAGCCTTGATAGTTGTCTTGTGATTGAGTTTCATTCGCTCTGTCGGCTCTGTTCGGCCTACATGAAGTAGACGGACATGCAGGTTCAACTCCTGTACGGAAATTATATTCGCCCTGACGGCTCTGTCAGCTCTGTATAAAGTACAGGCTCACACGTTGGTCCGACTCCAACGCGGGCATTCCCCATCATGCTGCACGCAGGTTTGCTGTATGTTGAATGTGTGATGATTGTTGTCTGTATTTCTCCTTAATGAATGAAAAGGGTGGGGAATACAAAAGGCGTCTGTTGACTGTGCATCCCTATCGCGCGGCGCAGACAGTGTTTATGTACTTCTCCTTCTTGACGTTTTATCTGTGCGTATGTGTTTGATGTGCATTACGGGAAGAAGAGTTATGCAGGGTCCGCGTATGTCAGCCCGAAGTTATGCGGGCGCTGTAGGATCTGAGGACTGTATGCATATTGAGCACATCCAGTTTTTCCTGATTTTTGACCTTCCTTTCGCATTGGGTCTGTGTGCAGGGTGATGGGGATTTTTGGGGATTATGCGTTGGTCGCAGGCTGTTTGATGGATATGCGATGCTGACAGGCTGTTTGATGGGCATACATTACGGATAGACGCGAATTTCCGCGTAGTCGATACGTATGGCCAGTCGGCAAAGTCCCTTCTGATTGATGGAACGTAACCTACAAACTGATGAAATTCTTCCGCGTAGCCGTGACCTTCTCCGGCCGCACTTCCTCCTGGCTGGAGACTGGGACTTTCGGATACGTGGGTGATATGGAAATGGCTTACATCTACCGATGAACAATGAAAATGCTATGCGCGACTGGACGGGAAACAAGAGAAGCATATTTGGATGCATTGGTGCAAGCAATCACGCTGCTTCTGTCAGAGAAGAGAATGATTATTACGCTACGGACCCGACCGCAATAGACGATTTGCTGTTAGGGGGGGCACAGATAAAAAGTGACATATGGGAACCTGCCTGCGGAGAAGGCCACCTGTCAGAGAGACTTAAAGGACTTGGATACAACGTATATTCGACAGACTTGGTAGATCGCGGATATGGGGATGACCATTTTGACTTTCTGACCTGTGACCGGAAATGGCATGGTGACATAGTTACGAACCCGCCATACAAGTATGCTCACGAGTTCGTAGAACATAGTCTCGACCTGCTTGATGAAGGTGGGAGAGCATTCTTCTTCCTGAAACTGACATTCTTGGAAGGGCAGAAGAGACGTTCGCTCTTTGACCGGAAGGATTTGGAAGTTGTCTATGTGTTTTCCAGGCGCATCACATGTGCGAAGAATGGAGACTTCGCTTCTTTACGTGAGCGCGGCGGTTCTCCTGTTGCATATGGGTGGTTTGTATTCAGAAAAGGTTATGGTGATTATCCGAGTATAAGATGGATACGACCATGATGGAGTGATTTGCAACGATGGGATTTGCGGAGAATAAACGCCTTATCGAAAAACTGCATAAGATGGACATGTCCAGTCTAAGCACTCTGTCGATGCTGTATGACATGTGTATCGCCGTAAAAGACGATGACATAGAGCTGGCGAAGACTGAGATGCGAGTTGTGAAGGACAGGTCTGCCATCTTGACCAGAACCGAAGGACAGGATGCCGTGGACTTGTACTGGAAGGCGATGCTGTTTCTGGCGCAGAATATGGATCTTGACAGCTATCTCATATATCTTGAACGGTACAGGCTGCCTGAAGACCGCTTCTATCTTCCAAGACGCAAGCAGTTCATGAAAATTGGACTTGTCCAGGCGTTGCAGGATTTGATAGATGACAGGCTCGACATTCTCACAATTTCATGCCCAGTAGGAATAGGAAAAACGACCCTCGCCGAGCTGTTCCTGTCTGGATGGATTGGATGGGACCCAGACGCCTGCAACCTGTTCAGCTCTCACTCCGGCCACGTTACGCGCATGGTCTACGATGTAATCAACAACATCATAGGAACCGACCTGAAGAGGGGCCAGATACCGGAGTACGCATGGCGAGAGATATTTCCAGACGTACAGATACAAGATGTAAATGCGAAAGAAGAGACAATCAACCTTGGCAAATTCAAACCATTCAAGAGTATCACGTTCCGCGCTATCAATGCTTCGCAGACTGGCGTTACCCGTGCTGATGGGCTGTTGTATTGTGATGACTTATGCTCTGGCATTGAAGAAGCCCTTTCGAAGATACGTCTCGATAAGCTGTGGCAGAAGTACACCACTGACCTGAAGACACGAAAGAAAGGTGGGCGGCATGGTCGGCGCGTAAAGGAACTGCATATAGCGACCAGATGGTCCGTCTGGGACGTGATTGGCAGATTGCAGAAGCAGTACGCGGATGATCCACGTTGCGAGTTTCTTTCATATCCGGACATTGATCCCGAGACGGGGAAAAGCAACTGGGACTACGAATATGGCGTCGGTTTTGACGAGAAATACTTCGAAGATATTGCGAATACGCTCGATGAAGTAACCTACAAGTGCCTGTTCAAGAATGAGCCGATTGAGCGCGAAGGCCTTCTGTATGATCCAGACATTCTGCGGCGCTTCAAGAAGCTCCCGCCAGACAAGGATCCGGATGCCATCTGGGGATTTCTGGACCCGAAGGGGAGCGGTACGGACTACAACACTTTGGGCATCTTCTATCAGTATGGCGCGGATTACTATCTCGCAGATGTTGTCTTCCGCAATATCGACCCGTACCTTCTTGACCAGCTCAATGCATCCATGCTGTTGGAGCATAATGCGCAGATCTGCCAGATAGAGTCGAACAAGGAAGGTGTGCGTACCGGCGATGAGATCCAGAAGATTATCGACGCTGCCGGTGGCCGATGCGTGATCGAGAAGAAATACTCGACGGCCAACAAGGAGACACGTATCATTGTCAGCAGCAAGTGGGTAATTCAGCATGTGCTGTTCCTTGAAGGGAAGTCCATGGACAACCCTGATGGATATGCGCCCAACTCGGAGTATGGGCAGTTCATGTCATTCCTGACTTCATACAGTCAGCTTGCAAAGAACCCGCATGATGACGCGCCCGACATGGTGACGATGCTCGCCATACATGAAGGTGCTGACGGAGAAGCCATTACGGCGACTATCCACGGTTCCATATTCTAGTTATTGTCTATGGCGACTATACATGGCTCAATTTTCTAACTACATAAGGAGTACAACAATACCCATGGTTAACCGGAACGTAATAGCCGAATACGAAGACGCATGTCGCCTGGTGGAAGAGACTGAGAGCGACCTTATCAGCCTGAAGAAGCTGTATGAAGGTGCGGCTGTGGATGTTGTTCGTGGGTCGAATCCGAACTTCCCGTACGAGCCACGGACATTTCGCATTGAAGGCGTTGACTATGCCGAGTACAAGAACCCGACTGAGATCCATCAGCTTGAAGTCATCTTAAGAGAGCGAAAAGAGCTGGCGAAAGAGAAGCGCATGGCGGTTGAATACTGGATGAACGCGGTTCCATCAAGGATTGCGCGGATTGTGCGTATGAAGTATTTCATGAAGAAAAGCTGGTCAGATGTGGCGTTTGCTGTAGGGCTGAACACTCCGGAAGCTGCGCGGATGGAGCTTACAAGGTTCATGAAGGGGCAGGATATTCAGAAAGAACTATAACAACAACAAAAATATTCTGCCAATGGCTTGACATGTTCCATTTGTTCTCACAGAATGAAAGTAGAAAACTATATTTACGGAAGCGGCCCGCGGGCCGCTTTCTTTTTGTGCAAATTTTTGCGAACCGGCAGGTGCTGAAATGAAGATAGCTGAATTTCGATGTGCCAACTGTGGACGCTTATTGGCCAAGACCAATGGCGACACAGAGATTAAATGTCCACGGTGCGGCGCGATTAACAGGTATATAGCAGTATCCGGCAAGGTCGAGTACATTCCGAAGGCGCAGCATCGCGTCACCTCGTCCGGCGCAACGTTTACTGACTAAGGCGGTGATCTCTCGTGAACGGAGCATACCTGAAAGAATACGAACTTGAACTGCTTGGACGCAACCGCATTTATACGGATGCTGACGAGATTACAGTTGACAATATCTTTTCCGTACTTGGACAGGCGATGGCTATCCATGAGATAAACATGCAGGAAATCCTGTACCTTCTCAGATACGAAAAGGGAGTGCAGCCGCTTGTTCGGAAAAAGACAGTCAGGGATGACATAAATATTGAAGTCTCTGATAATCTTGCAAACCAGATAGTTGAGTTTAAGCTGGGGTACAACTACGGCAACCCCATTACTTATGTTCAGCGCGGGAACAAGGATATCTCCGGCAATCATCCCGACAGAGATGATAATGCGATATCTCGGCTCAATGAGATGAATGATGCGGAAGCCGCCTACGCGAAGGACCAGGAGTGCCTTCGGTTTGTAGAAGTCTGCGGTATCGGCTACGAGATGGTTGATATTAAGCGCGAGTTCGAAGGTTCATCTGTGTTTGACCTGCATGTGCCGCATCCGATGTACACGTTCGTGATATACAAGAACGATATCGGAGAGACGCCCATGATGGGCGTGACGTTCAGACAGCTCGAGAACGGCGACAGGTATTTCACCTGCTATACGAAGGACACGCTGTTTGAAGTCCGAAACCTGAACGAAATCGTCAATGGTATCAGGAAAACAACATGGAGCTTTAACTCTCCGTACATTGGTTACGCCGGTGAGAAAAACCCACTGGGCATGATCCCGATCGTCGAGTTCATTCGCTCATATGACCGCATGGGAGTTTTTGAACGTCAGATATCCGACATGGATGCACTGAACGTAGAAGTTTCCGACTTTGCCAATGCTACGGCGCAGGCCTGTCAGGAAATCTGGTGGGGCAATGACTTCGAGTTTCCGAAGGATCCGCAAACCGGCAAGATAGTTAAGCCTGAGACTGGCGGGTGGGTGCTTACCAGAACGCTTGCGAATGGCAAGACTCCGCTGATACAGGCCATCTCAAGCACGTTCGACTATGAAAATGTCCAGAAGAACATTGAGTCGAAGCGCAACAGCATTCTCCAGAAATGCTACGTACCGCTCCAGTCTGATCCTGGCGGCGGTTCAACGGGCAGTGCGATGAGCCTGTCTTCTGGGTGGTCGGCAGCAGAAAACTCCGCTATGCGTGAAGAGCAGATTATCCGCAGGAGTAAGCAGAAAATACTCGCGCTCGAGCTGTCCGCCATCAAAGTTCGGTCCAACTGGTTGGAAGACGACTCGATACTCGACCTTAAGCTCTCCGATGTGTTTATCAAATTCACGCGGAACAAGACTTACGATCTTGGCACAAAGACCAATTCTATGGTCGCCATGATCAAGTCCGGTATCAATGGACGTATCGCCATGCAGACTGTGGATTTGTTCTCAGATGTAGCGCAGGCATGGGCGGATAGCAAAGAGACTATCGAGAAGCTTCAAGAGTCCCTGTTCGTCAAGAAGGAAGATGTTGAAGTCAATGAGAAGCGCGAGATTGCTGATCTCTCTGACCAGACAGGCAACAGCCCAATCCTTGACGGAATGAACATGGACAGCCAGTCGGGTGGTGATGCTGATGGCAATACCTGATGGATTATCATTTGATGAACTGAATAAGCTTTACGAAGCGGAGCACGAAGATAACTTACGGTCAATGCCGTTCGAGCAATACTTCGGTGAGATGGAACTCTCTCGTGAGCAGAAGGACCGGCGCATTGAAACAGCCCGTGAGATACAGAGCTTTATGCGTCTGGCAATCATGGAACTGTACTACGAGCTGCACGAAGGTGAGTACGGCGAGTACGACCCGTCAAACACTATCAGAGAAGGATACAGTTCCCTTCTTAACAGGCTAAACATACCGCTGACCGCATTTTTCGCAGCAATGCATGTCGAGTCAGTTGCTTCGGAGATACCGCTTTCGACCATGATGTATCCGGATGATCCGTACTTTTTCAGTAAGGACAGGGTGGCGCTGATTGCGGAGAACGAAGCAAATTCCATCTGGAATGACAGCGAGCATCAGGATGCTATCATGAGCGGCAAAACACGGAAAACGTGGGATGCGATCATTGATAAGGTGACTCGCGATACGCACAGGGATATAAACGGAGTCACTATTCCGATTGACGAGCCTTTCCAAGTTGGAGACTCGTTGATGATGTATCCAAAAGACGAGAGCATGGGTGCAGGCCCTGAAGAGATCGTGAACTGCCGATGCTCCGTATCATACTCATAAAGAATTAAGGGATTGGCTGGTAAAGCGGCCAGTCTCTTTTTTCATACATAAGTAGATACAAGTCAGAGAAGACTTTCAAAAACACGCATCTATAAAACATTTCGTCAGAGAAGACGTTAAAACACAAAGTACGTGCTCAGAGAAGAGCTTAAAACACAGAAAGGATACTATATGGCAGAAGAGTTACGCGCAAACGAGCAGCAGGCAATGGAACGGGAACAGGGTGACGCGCAGGGAGCTGAACGGCAGGAACCAGAAGTCACGCTCGAAAGTCTCAATGCGGACAACGCAAAACTGAGAGCAGAACTTGCGAAAAACAAGATCGCCCTAGATAAGGCATTGCACAACAACGGAGAGCTGACAAAGCAGCTTCGCGCAAAGATGACCGCGCAGGAACAGGAAGATGAAGCCAAACGCATCGAGGCCGAGAACTTTAAGAACCACATGGCAGAGCTTGAGGCCTTCAAAAAGAAGGCAGAAGCAAAAGAAAGATATCTGACCATGGGTATGTCGCCGGATTTCGCAAAAGAAGCCGCCGAAGCCGAAGTCAAGGGTGACATGGATGAACTGACGAGTATCTACAAGAGATACAACGAAGCATCCCTGAAGGCTCACCAGGATGAATGGCTGAAGAACAGACCTGAACCTGCTGCCAGCAGAGACGAGGACGGAAAGAAAGAAGATCCGTTCATCAAAGGATTTAATCAGGGTTACTGATTTATAAGAAACATAAGAGTGCCTCTGAGCGCCAAACATGCATATACATAAGGAGGCACTTTTATGGCTATCGAATATGCTGAGAAATATTCCCCCATAGTTGACGAAAGATTTACACTTGGCGCTCTGACCGGCGCGATGGTTAACAACGAGTACGAGTGGACCGGCGTTGAGACGGTTAAGGTCTTCTCGATCCCGACCGCAGCCATGAATGACTACACCCTGACCGGCGCGAACAGATACGGCACGCCTGCCGAACTGGAAAACGCAGTACAGGAAATGAAAGTCACCAAGGACAGATCCTTCACATTCACAATCGACCGCAAGAGCACCGATGACACCATGTTCACCATGGAAGCCGGCCGCGCTCTGAGCAGACAGCTTAACGAGATCGTAATTCCTGAAGTTGATACCTATCGTATCGCAGCCCTGGCTGCTGGTGCTGATGCGGCGCAGGTTCATGATGCTGCTGCTGTAACCGCAGCTAACGCATACTCTCTGTTCCTTGCAGGTCAGGAAGATCTGGACAATGCAAAGGTTCCGCAGGGCGGCAGATTTGCAGTTGTTGATCCTGCATTCCTGAACTTCCTGAAGCAGAACGAGAACTTCATTAAGCAGTCCGATATGTCTCAGCGCATCACTCTGACCGGCGTTGTCGGCGAGTGCGATGGTGTTGGCATTATCAGGGCTCCGAAGTCTTACTTCCCGACCGGCGTACATTGCATCATCACCAACAGGATGGTAATGCCCGCTCCGGTCAAGCTCCAGAGCTACAGAATCCACATGGATCCGCCTGGAATTAACGGCGCATTGGTAGAGGGCAGAATCCGCTACGATGCCTTCATCCTTGACATGAAGAAGAAGGCCATTGCGGTGATCGCGGACCCTTCGTAAGCACTACCACAGTCGCTCCCGAGGATGGTAGTGCGGAAATCTGGGGACATACGATCAGTGACCTTCAGAGCAATATCGAAGTAGACGATGGAGCTATCACCGGTACACTGAAGTTCGTAAGCACAGGCGCACTTCCTGCGAAGTGGGGAGAGGGCAACTTCATTGCTCTTAAGTTCACGCTTCCGGAAGGCGTAGACCCAGGTTCCGTCAGGGTGGGTATGGACCCGTCCGTAAGTTCCGGTCTCGTCGCGTTAGATGAAGACAAGAACGCTATCTGCAAAGTGACCGATAAAGACAGACAGAAATTTGTTGTGGAAACGTTTACCGGAAGTTACTGGCACAGGGATACCTATGACTTGTCAGGCCTGACGGTACTCGATGAATAAGGATGGTTCTTATGATAACACTGAAAAGAGACGGTAAAGTTATGAAAGTCTCAACTGAGTTGCAGGCTTCCGTCTTTTTGCGCGCTGGATATAAGCGGGTTGAGCAGGTTCCGGAAACGTCTATTCCCGACACGGTAGCGAAAAACGATGCGGAGCCCGAGGTCGAGGAAAAGGTCGCAACGCCCAATGTTGCCCCGGAGCCTGAGCAGCCTGTTAAACAAAAAAGAAGACGGCGTGTAAAGTCAGAATAAACGTGAGGTGAGCGTATGGAGCAGAGCATCTTAGAGGCCGTTAAAACCTATCTGGAATACACGAGCGACATGGAAGACGTACCTTCTGACGAGTTTCTGCTCCTGCTTATTAACCGCGTTATCGGAGAGTACAAGGAGCAGCGCCACTACCCAGAGGACGTGACAGAAGAAGAAATAACAGCTGATGCTGCGAAGTATTTTTCAATGAAGTCCGGCTACGTGGCCACGGAAGTCATCCCTGCCATGCTTGGCAAGGTGGGTGGCGAAGGTTTGTACTCGCTCGTGGACAATCAGGTCAGCAAGAACTGGAAGTATCCGTTTCCGGTATATCTTCCGGACGTGATACCGTATTGCGAGGTGGTGTAAGTGCGTGATTTGAGATCGAACTCGAAGAAGTTATGGTACGCCACATATTCCGAGAAAACACCTGTGTATGACGAGAACGGTGATTTTACCGGCGATTATGAGCCTGGGTACTCCAAGCCGGTAACATTCCGCGCAAACCTTTCCGCAACGAGAGGTACGCAGGGCTTTACTGGGACTGGTGCATCGAATTACTACTTCGGCGAAGATATTAAGTATGACCGCATCATAAGCACGTCACGCATGGATTTACCGCTCGATGAATATACACTTATCTGGACAAATGCTCCTGCGAAGAAACAGGACGGCACAGTCGATTACAATTCGGCCGACTACAAGGTAAAGGCTGTCGCGCATGGCATATCTCACATGAAGTATGCTATCCAGTCAAGGCAGTTGGCGGGTAAACAGGATGGGTAAGAAGATATCATTCGGCCTGTCATCGAGAAGCGTCAGAGACGCCATGAAAGAACTTAAGAAGTATAAACAGGACTTACTTAGGAAGTGTGTGGTCTTCTGCGATAAGCTGGCGAACAAAGGCATACTCGTAGCAGAAATGAATACCGGCGAATATGGCCGGTATATTGCGTTCAGCGTCCAGACAGAGCCGAAAAGGACCGGAGCAAGGGCATTGCTGATTGCCACTAATACTGGCCATATAATCAGTCAGTGGCAGACAAAAGAGGGCGTGCAGGAAGCGGATGTATCCCCGCTGATGATGGCGGAGTTTGGTTCCGGCCTGAGAGCAAATCTCTCCCAGAACCCAAAAGCCGCTGAGTTTGGAATGGGAACCGGCACGTTCCCCGACCAGACGCACGCAGAAGACCCTAATGGATGGTGGTATATGGACCTTGATGGCGAATGGCATCACTCTTATGGTTCGTATCCCACAATGCCGATGTGGAATGCGCATGAAGAGATGTATGACCAGATAGTAAGCACGGCGCGGGAGGTGTTTGGCTCATGATTGATCCTTGGAATCGAGTCATGACAAATCTCATGATTGCGGAAAAGGGAGTATGTGAGAATTTCTCCAACTCTGAAACGAGCACACCGGCAGAATTTCCCACGTTGTTTATCGGTATCATCAATAATGCCGATGATGCGGTCGATCTTGAAAATTCCGAAAATGGAGTTCGGTCAGAGATAAGGCTTCAGTCCTTCTCTAATAAGAACATGACGGAAGCAAGGAAAGTAATGTCTGTCGCCTGTGATGCGATGCGTCTGATGGGATACAGGCGAACATTCGGCCCAAGGGAACTTGAAAATGTTCACGACAGAAACGTAAAAAGGATGGAAGCAAGGTTTAGGCGGTTTGTCGGAAGCCTTGATGATATCCCAAGGTTTGAAGAAAACTAAATTAAATACTGATGTTGTTAGAGCGCCTTAGAGTGCCATGGCTTTTTACCATAAGGAGGCTACAGATATGGCTACACCTAAAGCGTATAGCACCATCAATACTGTGCTTAAGACTTCGACTACTTCTAGCGGAACTTATACGCAGCTTTGCAAAATTAAGTCCTATCCGGATCTTGGCGGCACTCCCGAACAGATCGAGACTACCGACCTTGAAGATACATTCCAGACGTTCGTGCCTGGCGTACAGTCCATGGATACGATGGAGTTCACCTGCAACTACAATCCGACCGATTATGCGGCTGTCGTAGCTGCTATTCCGAAAGGCGGAGCTGATCTCTACTATCAGCTTGAGTTCGGCGAGGCCGGTGCGAATGGTAAATTCCAGTGGACCGGCACTCACTCTGTCAGAGTTACTGGCGGCGAAGTGAATGGCGTCCGTGAGATGGTTATCACCGTTACTCCGTCCAGCAAGATCGAGTACGTCACATCATAAGTAAGCGTAGAGTTAAGCGCACTGCTACGTTACAAGGTGCTTAGATAAGCGCCAAATAACTGTTAACACTAAGGGGAGTATGGTTTTTGGGACTTACTCCCCTTTTTTTGAACCAAAATCCTTAGAGATCCATTATGGAGGTCCGATTTTATGAAGAATTACGTAACCATTAACGGCAAAGATTACAAGGTTCCAGAAGTAGATTTTGACGCCATTTGTCAGCTTGAGGAGAACGGCGTATACCTTCTCAACTTTGACCGGAACGAGAGAAAGATCGCTTCCATGATCCGCGCACTGGCTGCATGGGTAATGAATACCGATGCGCAGACAGCAAGCCGTGAGATTTCCGAGCATATCCGCAAGGGCGGCAATGTCATGGAGATTGCCAATGTAGTGGTAGAGGCGGTGACGGACTCCGGTTTTTTCGGACAGACCCAGAAGGTTCAGCCGATGCCGAACAGGGAACAGAGGCGGGCGCAGAACCGAAACGGAAACAGAAAACATACCGATCGTTAACCGAGGTTATTAACGATATATGGGTTCCGCTCGGCGTCAAGTACGGCATCCCCATGATCGAGTTCTACCACCTTAACCCAACGCTCATGATGCGCTATCAGCCATTCATGAATGAAGTGGTGAAGAACAAGGCCGAGACTGCTTCGATGGAAGGATGGATGGCCGGCATATATGTTAGAGACGCTATCGGTAGCAACTTCTCCAAGAGTCACAGATATCCGGAAGCTCCCATATCGTTCTACGCAGAGCCGGAAGTCGAAGAAGAGGCACCGCAGTTCACGGATGCTGACCGCTTCCAGGCATGGGCGATGGTATTCAATAAACAATTCGGGGAGCGCAAGGGAGTTATTGTAGACGCTGATGGAGCAGAAGTAACGGATAGCAACGCCGAGAATACTGGCGGCGATGCGAACACAGGCAGTGATGCATCGACCAAAGAGGAAACCCCAGAAGCATAACTGAGCGCCACTGAGTGCCACGCGGAAAGAGTGGTGGTTTGTATATGAGTACAGAAATTGATCGTCTCGATATAGCCATAGAGACACAAGCGCGGCAAGCCATAAATGACGTGAACAACCTGTACGAAGGTCTGCGTAACGTCTCTCGCGCGTTGAGTGGCATGAGAATATCCAACTTCGAACGCGTGGTAGCTCAACTTCATACGCTTAGTCGCATTGACCTTAGTAACCTTAACAAGAAGCTTGACTTCAATATCAAACTTGACGGTACGGACGTTCAGAAAACGGAAGAAGCCGTAAGAGTTTCTACCAGAAGCATATCGCAATACCTGGCTAAACAGGCCCAGAACATGATTAGCCAGTATCACATTACGAACAAGGCGGTTCAGAAAGAGATCCGCGAGATGTTCGCATCCATTGCAAGTGGTAAGCTCGTTAAGAATGCTGGCGCGGAAGGAAGGGTGCTTGGAGCCGCTTCTTTCACCAAGTCCGAAATGGATGACCTTGTTGGCCGCACATCTTCGTTGAATGAGCAGGTCCGCATGGAACTCGCAAGCCTTCTTGAGTTTGTGGAGCAAAATAAGATTAAGCTCAACAAAGAAGTAAGCGATATACTCAACAACAAGGAGATGGGTGTCGGCAAAGAGGGCAACTTCGGAAGCCTGTTTGGCGGAACTGGCGCCATAAATATCGTGGACGACTGGGATGACTTTGCAGATAAGTTCCCATCACTATTGAAGAGCCTTGCTGCCGAGACATCCACTGTTGACCAAAGGTTTGACCTTCTGATTGACAAGATAAGAGAGGCCAGAGAAGAGTCTGAAAGGATGAGTGTAAGCACCGGCAACTTCGACGGTCTTGACGCGACAGACGTTGTCCTTGATGACTGGCTTGCAAAGATAAACAACGCTGAAGCCGGCGTCCAGAGAATTACTCAGCAGGTAAAGAATACCATTGCCGGAAACCGCATCATGGTCGATGTAGGCATCAACGAAGAAAAACTCGTAGCCGATATCGACAAAGCTATCAACAGCGCCGCGAACAAAACATATTCACTTCCCATCAAGTTGAAGATTGACGTAGACAAAAGCTCACTGGTGAATAACATCCAGGCCGAGCTGTCCGGTATAAAGCCGGATAGCCTTAACGCTGTATCTCAGGCATACAGGGATATGGCAAATGCTATGGCTTCGTTCAGCACCATGGGTACGAGCGATGGCTTCAAGAACGTCATCACTCAGACCAGAAGGCTTGCAGAGACGGACATGAGCACCTTTGATGGGTCGAAGTTCACGGAGATGACCACGGCGCTCACTGCGCTTGCGCAGGTTCCTGATGTGTCTAACGGTTTGAACAGACTTGTCTCTGCGATTGTAAGGCTTGCAAATGCGGGTCCGCAGATCCAGACAGCTACACAGGCACTTCCGGCATTTCTGAATGCTCTGCGTAGCGGCATGAGTTCCCTTGCAGGAGCCGGTGCTATTGATAAAGAAACTTCCAGCCTTGTCTCTGCATTGACCAGACTTGCCACTTCCGGTTCGAAAAGTAGCGCGGCGGCAGCATCTATCCCAATGCTGACCAGTTCGGTCATTGGTTTCTTCAATGCAATGAAGAACGCGCCGAAGGTCAACAGTCAGACAGTGAAGATGACTCAGTCGCTCGCTACGTTGTCTGCGAACGCCGGAAAGATTGGACAGGCGGGAAGTAAGGTCCAGACAGCCTATCAGAAGATGGGCAGCGCATCCGATAAAGCCGTCAGTCGAGTTGGATCTGGCGTTAAGTCTCTGCTTTCGCACTTTACCAAGATTGGTAATGGTGCTTCGAAGATACAGAAAGCCACACTCAGCCTTAAGAATCTGTTGCAGGTTGCACTTGGCTTCTATGGCATCCGCAGTTTGTTCAACTGGGGCAAGGAAGCCATGGAGCTTGCATCTGACCTGACTGAAGTACAGAACGTAGTCGAGAACTCCTTCGGTACGAAAGGTACTGAAGCGGTTGAAGAGTTCGCAAAGACTTCCATCGAATCCTTCGGCATGTCTGAGCTGACGGCCAAACAGATGGCATCTCGGTTCCAGGCTATGGGCAACGCCATGGGCATCACTGCCGGACAGGTGGCAAGCGCTACGGCTGTAGTCGCTGACCGGATAGCGGATCCCAAGACATACGATGCTGTTGCAGACTCCATGGGAGCTATGTCGCTCAACCTTACTAAGCTGGCGGCAGATATGGCGTCCTTCTACAATGTGGACCAGTCAGATGTAGCTACGGCACTGAACTCCATCTACACGGGCCAGACAAGACCGCTGAGACAGTACGGCCTTGATCTTACACAGGCAACCTTGCAGGAGTGGGCACTCAAGAACGGCATTGATGCAGACATGCAGTCGATGACACAGGCACAGAAGACGCTGCTGAGATACCAGTATGTTCTCGCCAACACAACCACGGTACAGGGTGACTTCGCGCGTACTTCGCAGACGTGGGCAAACCAGACACGTATTCTGAAGCAGAACTTTGAAGTGCTTGGCAAGACAGTCGGTAACGTGCTTATCAATACGTTCCGCCCGCTTGTAGTCTGGCTGAACAATGCGCTGTCACATGTGATTGCTTTCGCAGAGACGATTGGTAATGCGCTCGGCAAGATCTTCGGATGGAAGATATTCCACACGCCGGCTTCAACTGCCGCAGACGCTCTGGCCGACCTGTCTGATGGACTTGACTCTGCCGGTGACGGTGGCTCAAGTGCCGCTGATGGCATTGCCGATGCTATGGATGCAGCAGCTAAGCTCCAGAGAACTATCCTTGGTTTCGATGAGATTAACAAGCTGAACGAAGTCACAACGCCTAGCTCTTCTGCAAAGGGTGGAAGTGGCAGCGGATCCGGCGGTTCTGGTGGCGGTGCTTCTACGGTTGATGGAACTGGCGCTGACTTCCAGTTGGTTCAGGCGAAGTCGTGGCTTGAAGACTACAAGAGCAGTATCAACACGCTCGGACAGCTTGGCTCATATATCAGCCAGAAACTTTCCGACGCTATGGAGAGTATCAACTGGAATAAGATTTATGCGAAGGCGAAGAATTTCGGTTCTGGCCTCGCATCTTTCTTGAACGGGTTGATTACTCCGAGGTTGTTTGGCGATCTTGGCGACACTATTGCCAGTTCTTTGAACACTGCCTTGTACGCCCTGAACCAGTTCGGCATAACCTTCGACTGGTCTAACTTTGGAGCTTCCATAGCTGAAGGAATAAACAGATTCTTCAGACGGTTCAACTTCAAGCTTCTTGCGCAAACATTTAATGCATGGGCGCTTGGCATTTTAACAACGATCCAAAAAGCAATAGAAGATATCCATTGGGATGAAATAGGCGCAAAAGTCGCAGAGTTCCTTATCAATATCAAGTGGAAAGAACTTCTGATTGGCATAGGTGGGGTCATCGGAGCCGCCATAAACGCGGCGATTGATTTCGCAAAAAGACTACTTGATCCGTCTGGACTTGGCAATCCGTTTACGGAAGCGCTCGACAAGATAAAGAAAGCCGCCGATGACTTCATGAAGATGGTCGATTGGGACAGCATGGCGAAGTCTATCGAGCGTATTGTCAAGGCACTGGAACCGGCAGTAGAAGGGTTTGCTAGTGGCTTCGCATCCTTCTTTGAAAAACTGTCAAAGATTGGCGGTATCACACTCAATCTGATTGGCATTGCATTCCAGACGCTCGCGGGAGCGCTCGAAGGTATGGATCCTGCGACAATCGAAGCGATAGGTAAAGCACTTGGCGTTATTGCCGGCGCTATGCTTACGATGAAGGTAGCGACTGGGGTTCTTGATACTGTTAAGGGTTTCGTAGGCACGCTTACAGGTGCAGGCACTGCAATAGGAACGACAGGGCAAGCAGTTGGAGAAGCCGCAGCAAAGACAACGATCATGGGCACTGTTGCGGCGAAGGCTAAAGGCCTTTTAGGCAAACTTGGACAGACAGCGCTCGGTTCGGCAGCAGGGTGGACGGCGCTTATTGTTGGCGCTCTCGAAGCTGGTGCAGGAATACAAAATGTCGCGGACCGCGCCATGGGATTTGAGGGTCCAGCCAACAGAGCGAGATCTGCAATTAATGACTTTGTCACTGAATTGGTCAAAGTCAACCCATCCGTACAGGATATAGACGGGAAGCTTGTTGATATAATTCAAAGCTTCGATGATGGTTCCATTTCTGCCGATGAGTTCCGCGCTCAGTTTGTTAAGGCACTTGAAGATATTGGCGTTACTTCTGAAGAGGCAGAAGCCGCCTATGGAAACTTCAAGTTAACCGCGACAGGTACATACATCGAGAACTCGGGCCTTGTAGATTTTGACAGCATAGTTAAGTCCATCGGTACAGACTCGGACGATGTTGCCACCAAGCTGAAGGACAAGCTCGCAACTGCATTCGGAATTGTTAAGGGTGATGCTGAAGATGCAGATACCAAGACTGGCCTATTCAAGACAGGCATCTGGAATATGGCTGGTGGCATGGCTGTACAGGCACTCATGATGGCCGTACTTGGAACTACGTTCAGTGGTATCGGAGACAAGTCCGAGACTGCCGGAGAGAAGATAGGCGGACTGGAAGGCACAGCCAAAGATACTGTCGGTTCGTTCAAGGAACTTGGCAAAGAAGCAAAGAAAGACGGCGAAGCGATACCAGCCGGTCTTGCTGAAGGCATGACCACAGAAGAGTCTATCAGCAAAATTATGCAGGCCACAGAGAAACTTGCTTCTGCCGCAGGCGGTGGAACGAAGCAGCTTCTAGCTATCAAGTCTCCATCCGGCGTGTTCAAGGAGATTGGTAAGTACGTGGTTGAAGGACTTGCCCTTGGCATCACGGATAACCTGCTGATTGTCACTACGGCTATCAATAACATGGCCTTGCAGATGAACAATGCGATAGGCACATTTGTGTCTGGTACGCATAGCAAAGGCGCGGATGCTACAACCAACTTCAGGAATGGCATGACGAGCGTATCCCTGTCGAGTGTTGCCGATGACCTGTTCGACAACATCAACTTCTCTCGATTCAACAGCAACATGTACAACGCAGGCTACAACGCTGCCAGGCAGTTCGCAAACGGTATGCGCAACACGCATATAAGCACTCCGCATATGACGTTCACCACTTCTGTGAGCGGCAGTGGAAACTCCAAGACTACTTCGTGGAACTCTTCTATCAGTTGGTATGCACAGGGCGGTTTCCCGAACACTGGCGACTTGTTTTACGCAAATGAGCGCGGGCCTGAGATGATCGGTAAGATGGGCACTCGTAACGTAGTTGCCAACAACAAACAGATTACCGATGGTATCAAGGCCGCAGTCGTTGACGGCATGATGGAAGTGGCTATGTCGGGGGCGCTTGGTAGCGGATCCAATAATAGCGCTCCATACGTACTCAACGCGGTTCTCAAAACCGAGAATGATGAAGTGCTTGCGCGCGCAGTCCAGAGGGGGCAGTTGCAGAGAAACAGCAGGTATAATCCTGTTGCGGCAAACGTGTAAACAAATCATGGGAGGCAGCGATATATGAGTGCTAACAACAAAACCATGATGAAAGTGGATGGGGTCTACATAAAAACCCCGTCCACGTTTACTTGGTCCATTAACGAGGTGTCTGCTTCTTCAGCAGGAAGAACATCTGATGGACTGATGCATAAAGAAAGAGTTACGAGAAAGCGTAAAATCGTGCTTGCGTGGAACGGTGTGAGCCGTGATGAAGCGGCGGAAATACTTAATGCATTCTCTCCGGAATATTTCAAGGTGACGTACTACGACCCGCTCGCACAGAAGAACCAGACGCGCACATTCTACGCTGGCGACCAGACAGCTCCGGTCAAGACATGGACAGTCAACAACAAGGTCTACGAGCAAATCAGCTTTGACATAATCGAAAGGTAGGTGACTGCGTTATGCGAATTGCCACTGCGGCATTCAGGCGGTCCCTGGCGGATGGCCGAGCAGATTACAAGAACAGAGCAGTAATCACCCTTTCTAATGGATACGTGCTGACCGGAACAAAAACGACCATTGACGAAGATACGGGCGAAGAGACAGTAGAAACCGTTAACTATCTAACCAATGAGAACATCTGGACAGACGGCCTGTCCGTGGAAGATGCTGTCAGTAATGACAACGTATTTCAAATTGGCGCTACGATTATTAACCAGGCCAAACTGATCATCAACAATATTAATGATGAGTACAGCGCGTATGACTTCAATGGGGCAAATGTGGTCCTGTATGTGGGGATGAACGATCTGGACGATGGCGGATCTGATGAACTGCTGATGGGAACATATACTGTGGCTTCACCAGAGTATGACAATGGCATCATCACACTCACCTGTCTGGACTATATGACGAAATTTGACAAGCCTTATACGGGACATATTTCATATCCCGCAACTCTTGCAGAGATTGTACGCGACTGCTGCTCGAAATGCGCGGTAACTCAGGGCGCATTATATTCTACATTTCCGCACAGTACGTACGAGGTTCAGCAGGCCCCATCTGGCGAATCTACAACATATAGGCAGGTTCTTTCGTGGGCGGCACAGATAGCCGGATGTTTTGCCAGATGCAATGCGAGTGGTGAGCTTGAAGTTAAGTTTTACGACTTTGCAGGTCTTGCGCAAGCGCAGAACAACCTTGACGGCGGCACGTTTGACAGCGGTACACCTTCCTACGCGAGCGGCGATACTGCTGATGGCGGATCATTTAATCCATGGAATACAGGTTATATATATGACGCAGGTGGATTTATCGGTGGACCGCAGGTGCACCTTATCAACTCTGACTTCTCGGCCAAATTAGCCACGGATAATGTGGTCATCACAGAAGTGCGAGTGTCGGAGAAGGTCAACACAGAGCTTTTGAGCAGCTACGCAGACGCATACAGTAATGCGGCAACGTATAACGTCGGTGATTACGCCTACTACGAGAACAACCTGTATCAGTGTATCGTGCGAATTACAACACCAGAAGAGTTTAACCGCGATCATTGGACGCAGATATCTATAAAGACAAGCGCGAGCGGTACGGCTGGATATGCCATTGTTATTGAAAATAATGACCTTATCATGGGCGATACGGCAAAGACCATAGCGGATTTCCTGATAGCAGATCTTGGCGGCATAACGTTCCGTCCGGCGAATATTACGCACCCGAGCAATCCGACAATAGAGGCCGGTGATACAGCCCTGTTCTTTGACCGGAAGGGGAACAGGTATCCGATTATTGTCTCTTCCACGAACTTTACTTCCGGAAACAGCCAGAACACCGTATCGAGCGCGGAAACTCCTGCCAGGAACTCTTCTCAGAGATTTACACAGGCCACGGCTAACTACGTGGCTATGCGCGAGCAGGTGGAACGGCAGACTAAATATCTGAACCAGATAATAGAAGACGCATCCGGTCTTTACTGTACGCAGGAAACACAGCCTGATGGAAGTGTCATTACCTATTATCACGAGAAGAAGCTTAAGTCTGACTCGCAGTTGGTTATGTCATTCTCGACTTCCGGTTTTTCTGTCACGGCAGACTATCAGACACCACAAACACAGGGCGGTCCTACATGGTACGGCATTACGTTTGATGGGAAGTTTTTTGCGAGCGTAATTAATACGATAGGCTTGTTCTTCGACTACGCTCACGGCGGCACACTTACCCTTGGTGGAGCAGATACCGATCCAAGTAACCCTGACGGCGGCGTAAACGGCATCTTGCGGATGCTAAATGCGTCCAATCAGGAGATAGGCAGATGGGACAATACTGGCATCACTGCTATGAACTTGACCGCATACGGCTCACTTGTCTGCTATGAGAGTTACACAATTACGAACTCGTAAAGGAAGGTCGGTGAGTGACCTATGGCATATCCAGAATATAACTATGGCGGACGTGAAGTGATTGACGAGGATCCGTACGAAAGTGCGTCTGCGTATTACGAGTATAATGCGAAAGCGTATACGGAAGTAAGCTCCGGAACAATCAAGATGGGGTATATAAATGGCGGCAGCAGACTGTCTACTTATACATTCTCGCCATCAGCCAGTGGGCAGTATCTGGGACTTGCGATAAACGCAAACAGGATAGTGCTTATGTCTCAATCCGGCGACACATCACATTTCGAAGTGATAATAAATGGAAACTATATGTGGAGTGGATACTTGCAGGCGATGACTTGCGTCGAAGAGTCTCAGAGCAACGGCGTTAAATGGCGAATCGACAGGATCCCATTCCTGAATGGCTTATGCGTAACGGGTAGATAATATGGCATCTCAATATACTGGTAGCGGCAAATTCGTAAAGATAATGGGCGGTAAGCTCTCTGCCGGCGTGGACAACACGACCTATTATGAAGCGTATGCCGAAACAAGGACCATATCTTCAAAAACATATTATGGAATTAAGTTGAGTGCGGGCTGTTTGAGCCTGCAAAACATAAGCGAGATAGCTATTGGCGATGTGCGCGGCTACACTGGGCTGATTGGAGTATACACGAACTTTTATTACCCGTTCGACCCATTGATATGGGACGCGTCATGGTGGACCACATGGATAAACAATAGAAATTCCTGGCTGGCATATAAGACATTGGCCTTCGAAAATGGCATATTGGTTGGTGTGACATGAGTACAAAAATAACTGGAGTCGGAAAATATGTAGCAATAGCTGCTAGTAATTCGGCTTTCCCATACGTTCCAGACGAGTCCGTAAATGGGGTTTCGTTCGGAACCGGCAGTATAGCACATGCTTCAGTTTCAACGCGATACACATTGGCCGGAAGTGAGATAAGCGGAACTGCACTGTGCGTGGACAACCAACATGGCGACTACATGTTTCTGAATTTTGATGGACTGCAACAGCTTGTTATAAATGGGAAAACCGGATATTCGGGAAGCCTTCGCGTTGCCACTTCTACGGCAGAGTCTCCGGATCTGACAAGAACAATAACCTATTACGCAACACCAGTATTTCTGCACGGTCTGCTACGGACTGTTCAGTAAGGATATTGAGGGAAAATATGAACGCAAGAGAAAGCATAGAAAAGACTGGCACTAAAGAAGAGTTCCTTGAAGACATGAAAAATTGCGGCTTTCATCAGGAGCCGACCACGGCTCAGAAGATGGCCTATGCCAGAATGAAAATAGACGATGCGCTCCAGTCAATACTGGCAGAGTCCGGACTGGATCTGTACCTTTTTGACTGCCTTATAACAAGTGTTCAGAACGATATCCGCAAAGCGGCACTCGACCTTCATTTCATGAACGGCATGAGTATCGCAAAGGATGATGCAGAGCATTTCTTCAAGAACGCAGATGTTATTGGCGGCAATGACGCGCAGGCCAAATAATAACAACGCTTCCATATATAAATAGGAAAGAGCCACACTGATGACCACAGAGGAAAGAGGGTGAAATCTATGGCCATACAGAACAGACGCGGCGCATACTCAGACTTCGACCCTACGAAGCTGCTTCCAGGCGAATACGCAGTGGTGCAGTCGGGCGATCCTGGGGGAACAAACGGCTATGCTGTGTATCTGTGTTATACGGCCGGTATTGTGAAAAGGCTCGTAAGTGCTGATGAGTTGCAGGCTACGATTGACAACTTCACAGTCAGTTGGAGCCAGATATCTGGAAAACCAGAGATAGACACAACACTGAGTGTAGCGGGTGCAATTCCAGATTCGAAGGTTGTCGGGGATATTCTTGCGCTGAAAGCCCCATTGGCTTCTCCGGCTTTTACCGGAACTCCGACAGCACCTACGCCGTCATCCGCAGACAACTCTCTCAAGGTTGCAACCACGCAGTTTGTTAGAAGCGTTCTTACCTGGGATAATGTTTACGAAGATGGCGACATTACCTGGACGGATATTGCTGACAGGCCGAAGATCAATGCTGGGAGCGGCGCAGACTCCGTACAGGAATCTAACGGCGTGGCGGATGGCAAATATTCACACGCGGAAGGCCGCGGACAGGCAACCGGCTATGGAGCGCACGCGGAATCATACGGATCCGCATCTGGGCAGTATAGCCATGCGGAAGGAATGAGCAATACCGTTAATGGCGCATACGCCCATGCAGAAGGGGCGAATAATACAATATCCAGCAATGCCATTGCCGCACATGCAGAGGGCGGGAACAATACCGTGAACGGAACGTATGGTCACGGAGAAGGGAGGTACAATAGCGCACTGGCTGCATTCAGCCATGCAGAAGGTTATCACACACGAGCCTCCAGACGCTCACAACATGTGTTTGGTGAATACAACGCATATGAGACCACCTCGGCGGGCGCAAAAGGTCAGTATGTTGAGATTGTAGGCAATGGTGATGAGAACACACTCTCAAACGCGCGTACGCTTGACTGGGAAGGCAATGAAACTCTGGCAGGAACATTGACTGTTGGAGAAGATCCTAGTGCCCCAATGGAAGTAGCCACGAAGAATTATGTAGATACGAGCATCCAGTCAATAGAAAAGACAACATACTCAGATGATGGCAACGGAAACATTACTATTTCCGTATCTTAATGTTCAGGCACGAGAAGCGTGATGAGTGCTCATGGATTGCAAGGCAATCAAGACGCACGGTTTGGCGGCAGTTTTTGGAGGATGTAAAAATGGTGAGTTTTACAAAGTGCGAGTACATGCAGAATGACAATGGAAAATATATCAGCTACGTAGAGGGCAAGTGCCTGTCTACAGATACGAAGCCGACAGATGGGATCGCGAATGGTTCTGTCCTGTTGGAGATGGACACTTCAAAGGTTTACATGTTTGATGGGGCAGGCAAGTCCTGGAAGGAGTGGGGATAATGGATGTTATCAGCTATATTCTCGGAATGATTGCCGGTGGCAAGACCGTAACGCTTGACGGTACGGGGTACACTTTCTCCGATGATGGGGAAGGTAACATTAGGATGGAGGTGGGTAACTGATGGCGAATAAACCATTGAAGTCAATTACTTTCCCTGGACTTACGGATACATATACAATTCCGCAGGTTGACAGCACATTGACTGTGTCCGGTGATGCTGCGGATGCCAAAGCGGTTGGCGATCAGCTTACTGACTTAAAAGCAGATTTAACTGGTATGAATGCAACAAAAGTTGATGACCGTGCGTTGACTATGGGGCATCTTACAAATGAAGGGACATGGAATAACGTCAATACGCCCAATTTTCAACATTGTCTCATACCTGTTAATGGAAACGAAAAAGTAGTGATGCAATTTGACGCGGAAGTAACAGTTGGTTTTGTTAAAACATACACTAAACCTGTTAATGACGAAACAGTTGACTACTCTTCTGACGCATCGTTTTCTACAAAAAAAGTATTAACCGCAAATACAGAATATTCTTATGAAATTCCCAGTGACGTAAGATATATTATCGTTGAGCGTATTTCTTTTGGAAGGACAGCTAATACAATCGTTTTCACGGTTGACGAATACAATCTTGCTTTATCCGTTATTGATAATTTTGACAATATAACACAAAACCCTGATTTAATTAAATATCATGGGGGAATGACACAGCTTGGTTATACTTCATTTGTTCAATGCGACAAAGACGGTTACTATACTTTTTCCCAAAATCATCTTCCTAATATTACAGACAAACCGAACGGATTGAACTATGGTGGAATTGTTTTTATGACTAATCACATGGCCGCTATAGACCAGAAAGCATGGTTTGTTAGTGACACAAGAGGAAACGAGTGGTTAAAAGTTTCTCAAAATGACTGGTTGCAAATAAGCAAAGCAGACAACTCTGATATATTTGAATATCGTGGTGATATGAGTGTACTCGGTTACACCACGTTCCACGAGTGTAATCAGTTTGGTAATGGGTATTACAATTTTTCTCAGTCATATGTACCATCTATTACAGATAAACCGGATAATCTTACTAGTGGGGGAATAATCTGTTATTATTCTCATTTTGCCGGGTCAGCAGTAATTAGAAAAATCGTAGATTCCAGTGGAAATGAATGGTTCAAAATCAATCAGGGTGGTTGGAAACAGACTATTGATGTGTCTAATGATATAAACATTATTCAATACCGTGGAAATATGTCTGATTTAGGATATACATCATTTCAGTCATGCAATCAGCGTGGGGCAGGTTACTATAATTTTTCACAATCATATTTATCATCAATCACGGACAAACCCGATAATTTGACATCTGGCGGATTCATTTATTATTATTCAAATTTCGCAGGTGGGTCAGCACTTAGAAGAATCGTAGATTCCAGCGGAAATGAATGGATCAAACTTAACCAAGGAAACTGGTTACAGACAATCAATGTAAATTTGCGTTCTGATACTGTCTGGTATGCATTTGGTGATAGCATCACAAGAGGACTTTATTCAACCGATGTCGATACAGCATTAGGTCCGACAACTAGAAATTATGTTTACTGGGTAGCGACACGGAATGGCTACAAGGTAACAAATTATGGTGAAAGTGGAAGCGGTTATCTGAAAGCAGGTGAAAATGGGAATAATGGTAAAAACCTTATTGACTCCATAGATTTTTCAAATTGTAATCTAGTTACATTTGCGTGGGGTGTAAATGACTGGCATTACAATCAAAATATAGGAACTGCTAATGATGATAAAAATTTAGGTACAACGATGGCTAGTAACATGAAATACTGCATCGAAAAGGTACTTACAGATAATCCTTTGTGTAAACTAATCATACTCTTACCTATGAACTGCGCAAGATATGGTGGCACTTTTGATAGTGATTGGGGTCTCGGTACTTCGCTGGAAACAAGCGGAACACTGCAACACGTTATTAACGTAATAAAAGAAATTGCAGAATACTACCATTTACAGGTCATTGACCAATCCAATACCTCTGTGGTAAATAGGGTAAATATATGGAATTGTCTGCTTGACGGAATACACCCAAGTGTAGACTGTTATAAACAGATTGGTTTAAATCTTGCAAAACAGATTCAATTTGCTTAAAGCACACTTTAACCGATTGACCATCGGTATGTTATGCGATAAAATATGGGCATAGATAACTAAAAAAGGAGCCGCGCTCCTAGTCTACCAAACATCAAAGCGCGACTCCACCCGTAGGCAAGGTCATAGT